GGTATGTGGCGCGGATGCGTGTCGTGTGTTGGTGTTGTTGTGGTGGGTGGGGGGCGTTTCGGCGTAAGCGCAAATTTACCTTTACTTTATTTATAAAACTATTATTTTTATTATTATTTTGTGTTTTTATGAATAAGCAGTCTCATGCCGATCCTCTTGTTGATGCTTGTACGGGTAAAAAAGAGGGTCATCAATTTTTTGGCTATCCTACAAATTATGTCTATATATGTAGGGGCGGCAGGGCTGAAGTCTATTCTGATGTGGGTGGTGCGTCTTGCAATTCAGATAAAAAAACGTGTCGGGTTTCTTATCCAGAAGGCGATAAAAATAATACTGGCGGTTCTTCTTCTGGCGGTGGTTCATCGGGCGGCTCGTCGGGCGGTAGCTCTTCAGGCGGCGGCTCTTCAGGCGGCGGCAGCTCTTCCGGTGGCGGCAGCTCTTCCGGTGGCGGCAGCTCTTCCGGTGGCAGCTTGGAAATTGTCGATATAGGCGATTACAAGCCGCCTAAAAAGCAAGACAACGACGGCGGCAAAGGCAATCAAGAAGGGGAAATAGGACCAGTAGGCGGTTGGGCTAAGGAGCCTGAAAAAAAAGCACCTAAAGGTCAATTATACAAAGTAACGTTAGGTTGTTATGCAGGCGAAGATTGCGATTTTGAAAAATACGCAGAAGATTTAAATGATGCCTGTTCGGGGTCTGTTTCTTCGGGCAAGCATATTACCAACGGTTATTCATATAGGTTATTTGTTAGGAACGGTGTTTGTTATTATGAGGCATCTAATAATGGTAGGCGTGTGAACGAAGTGCCGGCAGATGCTAAATTAGTATCGTCTGATAAAGTGCCTGAAGACAAAAAGCCTAAAGACGATAAAAAGAAAGACGAAAAGCCTAAAGATGATAAGGGGAAAGAGTGTTTAGACAACAATCCGCACATATGCAAAGGCAAAGACGGCAAATGGAAAGATACCCGTGAAGACGGTAAACCGAAGGAGCAGCAAAAGCCCGAAGATAAGGGCGTTTTTAAGGACAAAGACGGCGTTTATCGCAGCGAAGATGACGGTGGTGAAGTTTATAAAGACAAAGACGGTACATGGAGGCAGAAGGAAGGCAAAAATGGTAAGGAAGGCAAAGACGGTAAAGAAGGCAATGACGGGCAGAATGGCCGTGATGGTCGGAATGCTGAGGGTAAAGATTACGGCGGGATATTAAATGACATAAAACAAAGTATTGATAATGTCAATAAAAATATAGTCGATGGATTTAAAGGGATGAAGGAAGGCAGGGGGAAAGGTGATGGTTCTTCGTCCGGTGATAAAAAAGGCGATGGCAAGGCTGAAGAAGGTTATCAGGGCAATCCGGAATGGGATAAGCTGAACGGTATGGGTCATGCCGAATTTACTAAGGGTAGGAAATTCAGTGAGGCCGGTTATTGCCCTGCTCCCGTTCAATTTAATATTTCGATCATGGGTAAATCCATGAATTTGTCTTTCTCGTATGAGTGGATTTGCGATGTCGCCAAAAAGCTGCGCCCCGTTGTAGTTGCGTTTGCTTACTGCATAGCGTCGGCCGTTTGTCTGCGCGGTTTGTCATCTTCTTAGGGGCTGGGGGCGATTATGTGGGCTGCTTTAATACCTCTTTTATTGGATTGGGCTTTCAGGCTTTTAGTTGCATTGGGGGTTACTTTTGCTTCGTATGAAGGCCTTGATCTGCTTTTTGATTATTTTTGGCAAGAGGTGATCAATAGTCTGGGTCAGACGCCGCAGGATTTTTTAGGTTTGTTCAACCTTGCCGGGGGCGGTGAAGCCATGAATATTTTGGTGGGTGCGTATACGTTTGTTATTGGTATGAAAATTGGTTCTAAAACGGTTAAATTTGTGGGAGCAGGTAGAAAATGATTACATTGATAACGGGTAGCCCGGGTGCGGGTAAAACTTTGTACATGGTTTCTATGTTGGCTAAGAATAAAGAATTTGAAGGCCGCAGGATTTTTGTAGACGGAATTCCCGATTTGAAAATTGATAACGTAGAACCTTTTCCGGAAGGCTGCGGCATCCATAATTTGCATGAATGGGTAAAGGATGAAGATTACCAAGGGGCAATTTTTGTTGTAGATGAAGCCCAGCGGTTTTTCCCTCCCCGATCTGGTAATACCAAGGCTCCCGAATTGGTGGAATTCCTGCACGTGCATAGGCATTATGCTATCGATTTATATCTGATCACTCAGATGCCTGCTCGTATAGACAAAAATGTCCGCGATTTGGTCGGTGCGCATTATCACATTCAGAAAAACCGTCTTGGTGGTAGGTCTAAGCTGTATTGGGATTACTGTGCAAATAATCCCAGGGCGGAAGTTAGAAACGCCCATGCGTCCGTTTATAAGATGGATAAAAGCGTTTTCAACCTTTATAAATCTGCCGTCGAACATACCAAGATTAAGCAGCCAAAAACCCGTTGGCTGTGGGGGTTGCCTTTGGCCGTTGTTGTGGCCGTTTTCTCGGCTATGTCGGCTTTCCAGCAGCTATTCGGTGAGGGTGGCGTTGCTCCGGTATCAAAGGTAGAAAAGGTGCAGGAAAAGACGGGAAATATGCAGGAATTGCCTGCTGTTGATTTGGGTGATGCTCGCTCTGCCGCTATTTCCGGTGCGGCAGCGAAGGTGGGTAATGACGTAAGAAATGCTGTTGCGGGTGAGCGGGGGCTGTCGACTGAAATGTTTGTGCCTGTCATACCCGAAATGGTCGAATCGAAGCCGATATATGACCAAGTAAGACAGGTTAGGCAGTATGAGTATGCAACGGCATGTATCAGCGGTAAAAGCGGCTGTAGTTGCTATACGGATCAGGGAACGAAGGTTAAAGAGATAAGTAACAAACTGTGTCTTGAGTATGTTAAAGACGGACTGCCGTTTAACCCGTATCGTGAGCCAAGGCAGGATAATCCCGTTCAGTCTGCGCCGTCTGTGGCTGATAGCGGCGGCGGGCAGGTTTACGCCCTGTCCGGGCATGACAAGCTGACTTTGCTGCCCGATCATACTAAGGGTCCGTCTGCCCAATAAGCTGTTCGGCGGTGAAAGATAAGGA